TTGGTGAGGTCATAATGGCTGCTAAAGTAATGAAAAAGATTCTCAATAAGAGTGCGGATATCGTTGAAGATATTAATAGCTTCCTTGAGGAAGAGATTGAACACTATAGTAATGATGAGTTTTCAGATCTATCAAGCGCAATCATTAAAGGTTATGAAGCGTCAAATGAAACTAAGTTTCAGACCAAGAAGAGCTTTGCACCATCTTCAATAGTTTATTCTGGTGGTAATGGTATATGTCCACGATACTGGTATTTAGCATTTAGTGGTGGCGAGTTTGCCTACAACAACGACGGTAAAAGTATTGCCAATATGGATAGTGGCACAGATCGTCATAAAAGAATAGAAGCAGCAATGCAAGGAGCTGGAGTTCTTACTCAAAGCGAGCTTGACATTGTATGCGACGATCCACCAATTTACGGTAAAGTTGACTGTATTATCGACTGGAAAGATACAGAATATGTTGGAGAAATTAAAACTAAAGATGATGAAGGATTTAAATATTACAAGAGAGCAATGAAGCCTTCTTCATACCATGTTTTACAACTTCTCATTTATATGAAGATCCTAAAGAAAAAGAAAGGGCTTATAATATATGAGAATAAAAATACTCATGACATATTAGTTCTTCCAGTAAATGTAAATCAAGATCACGTTGACTTTGTTAACTACCTGTTTGACTGGATGAAGAAAGTTTATGCAACATGGAAAGATCAAACACTACCAAAGATTCCATTTCGTGGTGAAAAACAAATTAAATTGTGTGACAGGTGCCCATTACAAAAGCAATGTGCTGAAGCTCCTGCTGGTGAGGTATTCATAGAGAGAAGAAAGGACGAGAAGGGGTTGTTCTAATAATGCATTTTTGCTCACGGTGTGATAAAGAATTTGAAAAAAAATCAAAGAAACAAATTTATTGCAGCGTAGAATGCCGCCATGAAGCAAGTAGAGAAAAAATATTAGAACGATATCATATAGAAAAAAGAAAGAAAAGAAAAGGTAAGGTAAGACTATGTGCTGGAGGATGTGGCACATCTCTTAGTGTGTATAACGATTCTGGTATGTGTAGTAGCTGTACAATAAATAAAAGAAAATTTAATAATTTTATAAAGGAGTTGAAGGATTACTTTGACTACGAAATACAGTAACAAAACTTTAATAAGTGTTACAAAGCCACAGAAAATTTTGGCTATTGATGCATCAACTAACTCAATGGCCTTTTCTTATTTTGAAAGTGGGAAATTAATTAGTTATGGCAAAATTAGATTTGTTGGAGCAGATGCTTTTTACAAGGCAGGAGATGCCTGTAAAAAATCAATACCATTCTTTAAAGCAATTAAGGCAGATGCAATGGTCATTGAATCAGCGATATATAGCAACTCTCCAAAAACTGCAATGCAATTGTCACTTGTGCAAGGAGCAATCATTTCAGCAGCACACATTGCTGGAATTAAGATTCTTAAATCTATTACTCCAATGCAGTGGCAAAACCATATCGGAAACAGATTGCTAACTAAGACAGAAAAAGCAGAAATACAAAGAAAAACACCAGGTAAGTCAAAGTCATGGTATAAGTCAAAAGAAAGAGAAACAAGAAAAAATAAAACTATAGATGCAGTATATAATCAATTTAAGGTTGTGATAGAAGATGACGACGTTGCAGACGCAGTTGGCATTGGATGGTATGTTTCTGATCGTTGGAATTCTATGTTTGAAGATGGTGTAGAAGATGCCTAAGCTTTATCAATCAGAAACGTGGTTGAAGAAACGATACCTCTTTGATAAGAAAACTCCAGAAGAAATAGCTAAAGAATGTGGTTGTTCTTTAGAAACAATTTATGTATACTTGAGAAAATTTGGACTGAAAGGTAGTAGATAATGGAAGATATGGTCAATCATCCCAAGCATTATACAAGTGATCCATCTGGTATAGAATGCATAGAGGTTGTACGACATAGAAATTATAATATTGGTAATGCTATCAAGTACCTATGGCGAGCTGGTTTAAAGGATGAAAAGACACATGTTCAAGATCTTAGAAAAGCTATCTTCTATATCAATGATGAAATAAATAGAATAGAGGGTATTGACAAGCGTCAAAGTGTTTGATAAAATTTACGAAGAGGTATCTATATACATCAACTGGATTGAAAAGAGGGAAATGTCACGCAGAAAAGCTGTCACATCAGTAGATCCATTTGTTAGAGAAGAGTCCATGATAGTTCTTGATAAGACTATCAATAGAGGCGATATAATAAAGATAAAGGGTATTTGGGGATCAGAGTTTAAATTTGTATCCCTAGTTACCAACCCCAAGAATGGGGCACAGTGGATAGACTGTGTAGAACTAGAACGTGGCGTTGCATGTGGGATGCGTTCATTCCGTCCAGAACGTGTAAAGCCAGTTGTGAAAAGGACAGGTCGTGTCAAAAGAAGAAGAGCTAGTAAAACATCTGGATCAAGTTAATGCTGTAGCAACAGAATATTTAAAAGGTTCTGATGCTTCAGAGATATCAAAATCTTTAGATATCCCAAGAGCTAGGGTTTTATCATTACTTAACGACTGGCGTGAAATGGTTGCCAGCAATCAGGCTATTCATGCTAGAGCAAGAGAAGCATTAGCTGGTGCAGATCAACATTACTCTACTTTGATTAAGAAAGCATATGAGGTTATTGAATCAGCAGATACAACTAATAACTTAGGTGCAAAAACTACAGCAATTAAACTAATTACAGATATAGAAGCTAAAAGACTTGACATGCTTCATCGTGCTGGACTGCTTGATAATAAAGAGATAGCAGAGGAAATGGCAGCTATGGAGCGTAAACATGAGATTTTAATTAACATTCTTAAAGATATTGCTGCAAACTACCCAACAGTTCGTAATGAAATCTTGACAAGGTTGTCAGAGGTAACTAAAACAAATGAGGTAGTTGTCATTGACTCTTAATTTTGATGATTTACTTGAAGCTCTAAGTGATAATCCATTTGATGAAATACCAGTTGATGTAAAAACATTTGTAACATCAGCAGAATATTTAAGTCAGCCACCACTTTCAGAACACCAATATACTCTTGTAGAATGCATGAGTCAGATCTATCGTGAAGAAGATCTAATTAAAATGATGGGTGAAGAAAAGGGTAGGGATCATTATAAAAGATATACTAAAGTAGAAATCATCCTACAGTGTGGTAAAGGGTCTGGCAAAGATCATACATCAACTATTGCATGTGCATATATTATTTATAAGCTTCTTTGTCTTAAAGATCCAGCAAGATACTATGGGAAACCACCAGATGATGCTATTGATCTAATCAACATTGCTATTAACGCTGAGCAGGCTAAGAATGTTTTCTTCGATAACTTTGTAAGAAAGATTAAGAACTCACCATGGTTTGCTGGTAAATATGATCCTAAAGTAAACAGTGTATCTTTTGATAAATCTATTACAATGTACTCTGGTCACTCAGAAAGAGAAAGTCATGAGGGACTTAACCTGTTCCTAGCTATTCTTGACGAGATCTCTGGATTTGCAAGCCAAGGAGCTTCTGGAAATGAGCACGCAAAGACTGCTGAAAATACCTATCGTGCATTCCGTGGATCAGTCGATTCTCGTTTTCCAGACTATGGAAAGGTAGTTCTACTTTCATTCCCAAGATATAAAGGAGACTTTATTCAGCAAGCATATGATGATGCAATAGCAGATAAAGAAACTATATATAGAAATCATAAATTTGTTATTAATCCAGATTTACCAGAAGATGATCCTAACAACACCTTTGAGATTGAGTGGGAAGAAGATCATATTAATGCTTATAAGTATCCAAGAGTATTTGCATTAAAGCGTCCAACATGGGAAGTAAATCCAACAAGATCTATTGAAGATTTTAAAATTGCATTCTTCAAGGAGCCAGCAGACGCTTTGATGCGTTTCGCTTGTATGCCAACAACATCAAGTGATGCATTCTTTAAGTCAAGGGAGAAGATAGAGAAGTGTCTATCTATTCGTAATCCATTAGATTCTTTTAGAAGGTTTGATCCTTCGTTTAGACCAGATCCAGAAAAAATATATTATGTACATGCAGACCTAGCACAAAGACATGACAAGTGTGCAGTATCAATTAGCCATATAGAAAAGTGGGTAAAGATTCAGGCATTTAATAATTATGAACAGATCGTTCCATTTGTTGTTGTAGATGCAGTTGCTTGGTGGGAGCCAAGGGTAGAGGGTCCAGTAGACCTATCTGAAGTAAAGAATTGGATTATTAGTCTAAGAAGAAACGGATTTAACTTAGGTCTAGTTACTTTTGACAGGTGGCAAAGCTTTGATATTCAAAGAGACTTAAGAAGTGTTGGAATAAGATCAGAAACTTTATCTGTTGCTAAAAAACACTATGAAGATTTAGCAATGTTAATTTATGAAGAAAGAGTTGCAGCACCACACATAGAGTTGTTACTAGAAGAGCTACTTGAGTTAAGAATTATGCCAAATAACAGAGTGGACCATCCTCGTAAAAAATCTAAGGACTTAGCAGATGCCATGTGTGGATCTGTATATAATGCGATTAGTCACGGTAAAAGAGAGTCATCACAAGAAATTGAAATTCATAGCTGGGATAATGTAAAGGCAAATAACATTAAAGATGAGCAAAAAGAAGTACGAGAAATACCAGAAGATATAAAACAATTTCTTGTTAATGCAAACATACTATAGTGATATAATCTAAATAAATGGAGGAATAATGCCATACGATATTAGACGCAACTATAGTGGATGTAAAGGTTACGCTGTAGTTGGTCCATCTGGAATTCATGGTTGTCACCCAACTAGAGGTGCTGCAATCAATCAACAAAGAGCTTTATATGCAGCAGAAGAGTCTACTAAATCAGTAATTGACAATACTGTTACACCAAACAAATATCCTAAGCAGATTAAAAGAAAGAAGAGAATGAAAAAAGAAATGTCTCCAGAAGATCTTTATAATGCTTTAACTCCAGAAGAAAGGGCGTACCACAACGCTCTAGTTGGTATTAGAGAAGCTTTTGGCCCATTTGATCAGGGTACATCAAGTATTTGGGTAGGATATGAATCACCAGATGAAAATGAAGATGCAGATATTGGAGTAATGTGTGGGAATTGTGCATTTCATTATGATATAGAAGGCGGTGGACTTGGATGCAAGCTGCTATCTTTCCAAGTCGAAGAAGAGGGCAAGTGTAGATTAGCAGCAATTCCTGACGGACTTGTCAATACATCAATGGAGGATGAAGTGTCAATAGATGAAGATATGGATATGAATGATGATATTACTCAAAAAGCATCTAACGTATCAGTTGGAGATATGGTTTCCTGGAGTTCTAGCGGTGGAACTGCTAGGGGCAAGGTAGTAAGAGTTATTCGTGATGGTAAGTTTAATGTACCAAACTCTGACTTTACAATTACTGGAACTCCAGATGATCCAGCAGTAGCAATTAGAGTTTATCGTAATGGAAAGCCAACAGACACAATTGTTGGACATAAAATGAAAACTCTAAGAAAGGGTTCTTTTGAGTTTAACTTATCAAAAGCTGAAGATACCTTCACTCCAACAAGTGGAATGAAAGCTGCTGCTAGACGTGCTCTTAAATGGAAAGAAGATGGTAAGGCAACTGGCGCTGGCACCCCAGTAGGATGGGGAAGAGCTACAGATATCGTTGCTGGTAGAGCAATGTCGCTATCTACAGTAAGAAGAATGTATTCATTTTTCTCTCGTCACGAAGTAGACAAGAAGGGCAAAGACTTCTATAATACATCTAACCCATCTAATGGTAGAATTATGTGGGATGCATGGGGCGGTGACGCAGGATTTTCATGGTCACGTTCTATTGTAAATAGATATGCCAAGAAAGACGTATGGATTGATTCGCCATTTTCTGTTAATAAGTGGCTATGATTTTTAAGGAGCTGTGATGGATGACAATGAAAGATCTAGCTTACAGGCTATGGTTGAGTATTATCGGAGTAAGTCATACAAACTTGAGCATGAATATTTATCATATAAAATCCATTCTGAATCAACGATCAAGCGGCTTACAGAACAACTACAGTTCACTGACAATGCAGAAC